CTGATCTAGAACAACACATAAACGGTAAAATAAGTTACATACCAGCGATGCATCTTAATACGCTGAAATCAGACTTAGACAAGTATTTCAGCGATGGCGAAAATTAAAGGGTTTTTAAATAAAGTTGCACACGAACCTGTGTTTCACAAAACGAGTATAGGTCGTAAACCTAGCCTTACAAAAATGAACAAGTCGCGTCGACGCAGCTTCAAAAAATACCGCGGCCAAGGGCGCGGATGATGTTAAAGTTTTATTTATGGTTAATGGGTTGGTCAGGTAGGTTAAGTGCGTGGGCCTGGAGGCAACACGTTAAAATTTTAAGGAGAAAAAAATGGAAGTAGCATTAATATTATATATGTGTTCTGCAATACAAAAAACTTGTTTAGATCCATACATATGGCCTGAAAAATTTTACGACAGCTATGGCTGTATGATACAGGGCTACGAAGAAAGTGGAAAAAAAATAGCAGAAATAGGGCGAGAAGATGTCAATAAACACGATATTTACATCAAATTTGAATGTCACGAATATAAGATAATACTACCAGAGCCTAAACCTAAACCAGAAACTCAATCAAAAGTTGTAATATAATGTCTGTCCGTCCCAAGAAAGGGACGAACAAACAA